GGATACTAGTGACTGATCAAAAAGCTACTTTCAATTTTATGGATTGGGCTGAACGCACAGCGTGGACAGCAGGACAGTCTTTCTTAGCTATTTTTGTTATCACAGACCTTTCTACTTTGAAGGCAGCAGCTACAGCAGGTGGCGCTGCCTTATTAGCAGCTTTGAAAAGTTTAGCGCAGCAACGTTTGAAGGGTTAGAAAATTGGCCTCTGATGAGTTTGAACATCAATGGGCTGAATGGATGGCCATAGAAGGCCTTGACTTAGAAGATCAAATACAGGCTGAGATTAAAGATAGCGCTCATCGGTTAGATATGCGTGACGGCACTCATGGGCAGTGGGATGGTAATGATCTTGGTGTCTTAATTGTTTTTGATGAGAATGAGGTTCGTAATTTACTTCGTTCATGGGATGAAGCTCAATCAGGGAACATGATGTCTATTTTTGGTTTAATGAACTGGTTGGAAGGTATCGCTGCTTTTTTGGGGGATTGTATAAAGCTAAGGGATTTAGAGTCTTAGCCGTTCTCTTACTACTTCGTGTTCTAATAGTAGTCCCCTGATCTTGTCCGCTAACGCATCTCTGCGTCTAGCGAACGTGGTTTTAGGGATATCCAATACTGTTGCTACGAAACGCATTGATAGTCCAACGTCAACTAGCATGTGGTAAACCCATTGTTCTTCTTCTGTTAGCTGGTTGAAAGTATCAACTATAGCTTCAGCTAATGCTTCGTTCTTCCAATGTATTCCCTCTGTTGATTCTTTTGGTTCAGTATGGGGTTTGCTGGACATTATGGCTTCTATTTCTGTTTCGTATTGGCCATCTCCTGTCCAGTAGGAGGGCTGTTTGAGCCTGACAGGGGCTAAAGATGGAAAACCTAAATGCCTTATGGCTTCAAAGAAGAGTTCTCCCTTGCTGGGTTCATTCAATTGCCCAAGGTAATAGTTTGGAACTTATGGAGAAATATTTTTTGCCTTCGTGGAAGCTTCCTATGGGGACATCGTTCTTGTTGATTATGTTCATCATGTCTCGGAACTTTAGCTCTGCGTAGTTCTGGCGTGTGGAGGACCACACCCAGAACCAGACAGGAGCGCCTGTTCCATCCCACCATTGCATTGCTGCTAGTTTCTCCATTTTTAACTTTAAAGGTGTTTTGCCCATGCCTACTACTTCAACCAACCTACTGGGGTCAGCTTGTATGTAATCAGGTGTGTATCGTAATACATGGGGGAGGTAGTGGAATTTGGTCATGCCTTCTGGCCTGTTAAATCCGTATCTTGCCCATTGCGTGTTTCTTGCTTCAAAATTTGACTCTGCTTCATCTCCCATAGCAGCAAAACGTTCCTGATAGGAACCTTCATGGAATGGTCTGGTCATTTTTTACTCCCTTTCAATAAGTGTATTTGTCTGTCATCGTCATATGCGAGTCCGTTTAGTGCATCTTCTATTCCTTTGACGTAGTTGCTGATGTCTCCCCTGAGCGGGGAGAAATCAACGTCTACTTCTTGGAGCGTTACGAAAGCTTTGTCTTTATATAAAGATATCGTTAAAGAAACAGGGCCATCAAACTTTGGTCCTTTGTAGTAGCTTTTGACGGCTGCTTCGTATTCCCTAGTTGCTTTGGGAGTGAAGGTTCCGTTCTTTGTTACTCGTGGCCTACCTTTACTCTTTGGTTTTATCGGTATGGTGAATCTGTATTGTTTAGCCACGCCGTACCTTCTGTGATGCTCGTTCTACTAAATTACGCAATTGTCTTTCCCTGTCTCTTCGGTCTGTGAACTTTCCAACTCTCTCATCTAGTTTCCTTGTCCAGTCTACGGTAGCATCTAATGAGAAGTCTTGCCAGAGTAAGCTGCTGGCGAAAGCGTATAGAACCTCTGAACGGTCTTCTGTTACGTTTCCTTCTTCCCATATTCTTTTAGCTACGCCTACAAACTCTCCGTTTAATCTAGCTCCAGCAGTAAATTTAACCTTCTTTGCTGGTTCTGTTGCGTCATGTAACGGCAGTAGTTTGCGGTAGATGCTGACAGGGGTTCTGCTGTTTGTCGCTTCTTCAACGAATTGACTTAGCGAGTACCCCTTTACACGCTGCCTTCCTTCTGATCTTATCTTAGGGTAAGGCAATCGTAGGCAGTTGCCTAATCTGTCTTTCTCAAGACTGATTTGCTTGGGGTAAACCTCTTTGATTGGAACATCTACTACTCTGCATGCGCCGACCATCCCTTTTCTGCCGATAGTGGCGGAGATTGGCTCTTGGAGGTAGACCCAAACATGGTAACCCTTGCTTCTGGATGGTTCTTTCCATGACTTTATACCCATTTGGGTTAGTAGGGCTTGTAGATTGTCAGCGTGTACGCTACTTATCTCACCTTCGTCTAGGTCTACGGCCACCCAGTCAACCATCCATACGTTGTTACGTTCCCATAGGGGATAAACCCCTATGGGAACATCCCCCAGTAAATGATCCTTGATCTTATTCAAGTAATCATCCCCCTTGCCGTCTACATACATTGGTCTAACTTGGTCTTTAACTGTTGCGAGGCTACCTCCTTGATGAAGGTTAGCAAATTTTTGTATAGTTTCTAAATCTGTCATCCTACTGTCCCTGCGTAAACTCTAACGATAGGCCAACAGAAGTCCATACCCTTTGCTTCCATGTTCTCCTCAAACTCTTCTTGGTCTGCAACAGATGCTAGTTCGTGGTTCGCACAGTAGATTGGGGTACAGAAACCTTCGTCTATTCCGTATTCTAGCCATGATTGGAAGTCTGGTGTAACCATTATTCTAGGAACCTGTCGTCATCTGGGATGTCAGATTCATAGTATTCTCTGACAAATCCACAGTTGGGGTCCATGAAGTAATCAATAGGAGGTGACGTTATCTTGCATGGTGGGCGCTTGTTCTTACATAGGTCTAGCGAAACGCTAACGCTATGTATGCGCCTTTCGTCATCTGTGAGTTTAGGATTATCTCTTCTGCGGAATACATTCAGTTGCAGGATTGCGTATTCGTCAGCGTTGAATTTGCCATCATCCATTCCTCTACTTGAGCCTCTGTGAGATTGCTTACCTGATTGGTGTATTAGTCCTACTGGTAGGTTCTCTCGTTCCGCCCATTCCTTTAAGCCCTTTAGGACTTTAGATACTCCTTCGTAACCTGATGCTTGAGGTAGTTGCTCTAGGAAGTCAACCATTGCGAAACGTGGCTTGTGTTGCCAGTAGTCTTCACATTCACGCATCGCTATTGACATGTCATCAAACGATAATGCGTTGGGGAATATCTTTACCCTGTCAAGGAAGCCATCTCTGGCTTCTCTGATTTCAGTTAGGACATCCCTGTCTTCTACCCTTATTGCTTCTTCTACTTCAGCTAAGTTACGTTTATATAATAATGCGTAGAGTTTCGCTACTACTAGAACCTCTGGTTCGTCTGGCGTGTAGATCACACCATAGAAGTCAGGGTCTTCTTGTAGGTTCCTAGCAATGCTTGATAGCACTACTGCGCTTTTGCCTGAATGCGCTCTACCTGTTACTACGAGTACATCGCTGGGCCATACACCTCTCATCTTCTCATCTATGTCTTGTAACCCTAGATAGAAGCAGTCGTGTGATCCCTTAGCGTATTCAACCCATTGGTCTACGGCCTCTGAGGTAGGCCTAAAGAACTTGTATGTTTCTCCCTCTTCGGGAAGGTTGAGGCCAGCTAATTTGGCCTCAACCTCCGCCTCAGTGAGGGCTGTGATGCCCTCTTCCATCAGCTTGCCTGATAAGCGAACTGTTGTAGCTCTGCTCTGCGAGCTACCCAGTCCCATTCAACAGCATCGGCTTCTGTCTGTCCCGCAACGACATCCCATACCTTTAAAGGTACATTGCTGTCACCTGCGTTGACCCACAGTCCATGATCACGAGCTACCGTGATCCCTGCGTAAGCCATAGCTTCTTTGGTTACGGAGAAGTTAGGGTAGTTCGTACCCTTCTTCGTTTGGTCAGTGGTTCCGTCTGCGTGTTCCTTAACTTGGAATACACGAATGTCCTGACCATTCTCGCCTGCCCATAAAGCAGGCTGGAACGCAATGATGTTCCATGCAGCTTGGTTATTGCCAGCATTTTTACCTACGCAAAATTCTACTCGTGGATAAACTCTGCCTGACATAACGCCACCCGCTGGTTTAGCAGGTGGAGCAGCTACTGATGTTGCTGTCGGACCCGCACTCGGTGCGCCACTATCGGTGGGTGCTTTCTGCGGGGCGCTTGTCGTACTACCACCAGTTTGGGGAACAGCACTTTTAAGCCTCCGCATAACCACACCGCTATCTGACAAGTCAAAATCTTGACCTGCTTGTTTGAGAACCTCTGATTTGGCCATCTCAAATAAAGCTACAGATTCTTCTGCAATGTTTGCATCAGGAACTGCTCGCTCAATTGTGAGAGAATAGTCAGCCGTTTCATACGGTTGCTCACTTACTTTCTGCGTGAATGTCACGCTTACTTTCGCCATGTCTGTCATGGTCTTTCCTTTCTCCCTAGAAGGGATTATCGCCGAGGAGTTTCCCCCGACATTTACCTGCCTGCCAAACAGGACACCACTTAGGTGAGCAATGCCACCCTTCCCATCGCTGAGGCCATGTTACCGCCTCATCAATGGTCAATAATGTGGGTACTATTGACCAGCAAAGTTCTACGAACGCTGCTTTATGAGCTTCTGTACGCTCAATTTCAATGACTTGTAATTTCCCTTTAGCCATAACAGCGAGATTAAATTGTTCTTTTCCATATGCCCAAGTATAGGCGTGCGATTGGATATCCCAACGCTTTTTCTCCCAAACTTCATAATGTCTTGATGGATTCTTCCAGTCCCAGATCACACCGCTTTCATCTATCCAGTCGGCTGTGCCTCGTAATACAAGCTTAACTCCATCACGGATGCCCATAGATTTTTCAAAAATTCTTTCAACAGATTTAGGTTTAAGAATTGGATATAGCTCTTCGTACCATACAAGCACATTGCTGCGAACGATATCTATTGTCTTCTCATAAGAGTCCCGCCATACATCCACCGCCGATCCATGATCGGCACAGTAGCTGTCTGCGATATCAAGTAGCTCTATTAATTCAACGTTCTCTTCACCGCCGAGCATTAGTAGTCCTGCACGTTCTATCGCTGCATGGACAGCGTTGCCTCGTAGTAGGTCAGAGGTTTGTTTTTGGCTGACCAATTCTAGTCGTTCTTGGCGAGCTTGCTCTGGACATCTAAGGAAGTTGTTTATCCAACTTTGCCTTAAAGTTAATGTTTTCATTTATCTCCCCTTTACGTTAGGGCCAGACTCAGAAGGGAGTGAACTGAACCTGACCCTAACTTTTGATCTCTTCCAAGCATACAATGCTTAATCCCTTTTTCCCACCTGCAACAGGTACAAAAAAAAATGTTCTGCGAAGCATTTAAGCTTCGCAGAACATTCTAGTACATGTTTTGGAATACATGGTGGATGGTCAGTAAATTTGTTTTTTGGGCCGACCAATTTTTATTGCTCTTTCGTATGGATTTAACCCTCCCCATACTCCATGCTGTATTTCATTCTTTAGCGCATAGTCTAAGCATTGATGCGTCACTGCACACTTGGAGCAGATACTTTTGGCTTTACGACTACTTGTATTTCCTTGCCATGTTGAGGGGAAGAACACAGCAGTGTCCTCCCCCTTACATGCAGCTTTCGTCAAATCAATCATTATTCATATTGTAGCACTCCCAGTGTGTCCATCCTCCACCTCTTGCTTGAAGCAACCAGACGGAGGCATAAATATTGGCGACAGGATTAAGGGGAGAGTAGCCAGCGAAGCCAGCTTGCTCTGCCCTATCATCCCACCATCTTGGCATATGTTGCATCAGACCTGATGCTCCCGAAGTTGGATTAACAGCGTTTGGGCGACCTCTACTTTCACAATGCATTACTTTCATGAAGGTATCAAGTTCCGATTCCAAACCATAGTGTTCTAACGCTTCTTCTACAACAGGCTGCCATCTATCTACATGCCAGCCCCATTGATTCACTGGAGCTTCAATCCCGATTGGGGTCCAAGCTACTGTAAAGAACCATATTAGATTCCAGATCATCATTCAGCATCCTCTTCCTCTTCTGATGGCCAACATGCATCACATATGTAGAAGCCACTGCGTAGACCGATCAGTTTCTCACGATACTCTGCGGGGGCTTCGGGCCATACATTTTGGACCATTTGCCCAGACATGTACTTCATCCAACGGTGTGGATCATACTCAACAGTGTCTTTCTCTTTACACATTGAACATGTAATTGTTTTCTTAATCCAATTTTCTGTTATTGGGTTATTCATAATTCTCCTTAAATAGAAACCCCCCACGCATTGCTGCGTGGGGGGTTTAGGTTAGTCGTCAAGGTCTTCCAGTTCAGAGAAATCTATCTCAGGGTCAATAACCGTTGCATTTAACTGCTTACGGCGTAGCTGACCAGCCAAGTTATCTAACTCTTCTATCTCTGGAAGAACATCGGGATGAAATTCGTATTCCATGATCTTACGAACACAGGTACGAATCGCAGAAATAATGCGTTCAATCCCAATCTCGAATATTTCTATCCGACCTTTAAGATGTCTTATTTCTTCCTGATTGTCTGACATGAAACCCCATTAGCAATTGCGGGTTCCGAAGAAAGCTATTGTTTCTTCGTCAGCCTGCTCTGGGTCAAAGTTGGACCATGTGGCAAAGAGGCGTGCTACTTCTTCCATAACTTTATGTAGCCTACCCACCTCTTTCCACAGACGGTTCAGATCACTGTTCTGATCGTCACCGTTGAGTTCCCTGACCAATAGTTGAAGATCCTTGAACTCCTCAAACTCTTCAAGGTCAAGGTTCTCAAGTTGATCATATGCTTGTTCACCTTTTTCTATCTCGTAAGAGTAATCAGACTCTATTCTGGAACTGGCTATTTCTTCTACCCATTCTTCAAGCTGGTAACTGTTTCGGACGATATCAATGATCTCATCTTTATGGCAGTCATCGCTCAGATCTATGGACTCACTACCTGAAGGTAGGTCTTCCTTATTGATCGTAAATGAGCAGTTAATAGGTATTTCTTCATTGTCGTTTTCAGACATGTTTTTCTCCTCTGACGCATTGATGCGTCATAGTTGTGGGCTTGTTCCCACAAGTAAACCCCCAACCAGAAGTGCTGATTGGGGGCTTACCTGTAAGGGGCAGGAATACACCTGCCCCCCACAACTAGGTTACATTGACAGTCCGCATGCAGAATTGTAACAGATCATCATAGGATTCAGATAACATAGCTTGCTCGCTAAACCTGCGAGCAGCGTCTACACCTGCTTCCTTCTGTATGGCTTTCTTGACCCTACCAATAATGGCAAATGCATTACCGTCAGTTTCTGAAAGCTGTACATCAATGTCGTAGCTTGGTTCACTTGGTTCACT